CTAAAGAAAAAGCTGAGTCCATGCGTAAGGAACTAAAAGATTACATATCAGTTATGTATGGCCCATCTAAGTGGCAAGAGATACTTGAGATAGAAGCCAAGTTAAGAAAACAAAAGAAAGAACACGAGCACAGACAAATAGAAATTAAACAGTCAATAATAGAATGGTCAGCAGGTATAGCTGTATTTATTATTTGCACTGGATGTTTGGTTGGCTTTGTATATTTAGGGACTAGATAATGATGAATTTAGATGCAGAACATAACTTAGCTAATAAGTTTCTTGGTTACACTGGTGAAAAATCTAGACCAGCTCTTGATGGTTTTTATAAGTCAAATCCAGGCGCTGCTGCACGTATGGGAGAGTATAGTAAAGCTATTACTGGTATGGCTTATGGTGGATACACAGGTGTTTCTGGTGTTGAAAGGGGTAGAGATGCGGCTCCTAAACAAGAGAAACCGCAAGTGCGTCCTAAAGCTAGACCAACCCCTGCTCCTACACCTAAACCTGTAAGTAAACCTAATGTTCCTACTATTAGACCCAAGGCAAGACCTACAGAAGCACCAAATATTTCTTTTACCTCTTCATACTCTGAACCTACAAGCATAACTACCTTTACAGATAACGAAGGCAAAACTGTTGCGGAGTCTACTGATAGTAAAACTACAAACATTAATCGTTCTAGTCAATCTGGTGACAATCTAATTCGTCAAGCTATAGAACTCAATGTCCCAATTAAGTTTTCTGATAATGGTCAGACCGCATCTGTATCTAACTCGTCTATGGAGAAGCTTGCTACATCTAAGTTTGGTATTAAGAGTGGAATGCTTATGGCTGAACACAAACGAAAAAATCCTGCAGGAGGCTATAGTTCTTTTTATCTAGGTATTGGACCAGAGGGTAATCTTAACATCCTTGACCCTAAAAACATGAATGTTAGTGGTGGTAAAATGAAGGTAGGCTACAAGAGTACCTTTAATGAGGGTGGTGATGTTGAGGAAGATGAAGAGGACAACATAAGCTATACAAAAGATATTATACCTATGTTTGGTGAAGCCGTAGAACAAACTATGTCTCCAACTCAATCTACTGTTAGTTCTATTGTTCCTGATGCAACCACTCAGGATATATCTACAGGTACTGGTCAGACTACAGGTAACATAACTGCTCCTACCTACGGAGTTGGAAGTACCTACACTGCTACTGCTCCTCAAGCCCCTTATCAAGAAAATGAGCTAGAAAGGCACTTTAGAGAGAAGGGGCCACGGTATGAGACAATGGGTGCGAGAGAAGTGGGACTTCCAGGTTTTGGTCGTCGTGGTGCATATACTGCTGATACAGAAACAGTTTCTGAGGATGTAAAAACTGAAACTGGTAAACTAGAAGCAGCTACAACTGATATACCAACAGAACAACAGGTAGCTGCACAGCAAGGAACTCTTGGTCCTGGGGCTACTCCATCTGCTGCAAAGTTTAATGAAGAGTATTTAGAAAAAGTAACTGAAAACAAAACTCGTGAAGTTTCTCCAGAAGAAATGACACAATTTGCTAAAGTAGGTATTATGCCCCAGTCTGATGCAGCTCAGTTTGATGGACTGCCTCAAGATGCTATAGCTGCTAAGTTTGCTACACAAACTCCTCAAGCTGCGGTAGTAGATCAATATAACCTAACACCTAGTCAGTTTGCACAACAGGCACAAACTTCAGTACAGGATGCGGCTAGATTAAGTCAGATCCCTACTGCACAGGCTGCAGCTTCTTCGTTTCAGTCTACTGTACAAGGTGCTCAAGGTCAGGTAGGTTCACAAGAACTTGCTAACGCTAATAATATTATTGGTGCAGAACAAGCTGTAACATCTATAGCTGCAACTATGGACACTCTTAATCAACAGGCTATTGCTCAAGCTGCTCAAGGTACATTCTCTCAGTCTATGCTTGCAACTGCTGCACAGGGTACTGTAGATCCAGCACAGACAGTACAAGGGCAAATGAACTCCTTAATGGAGCAATTTAAAAATGGCACTCCTGTATGGGCTGCAGGAGCTATGAGGGCTGCTAATGCTGCAATGGCTTCACGAGGTTTAGCTGGTAGCTCTATGGCAGGTGCAGCTATTGTACAAGCTACGATGGAAGCTGCTATACCTATTGCTGCACAAGATGCACAGTTTTATCAAAACGTAGGTATGGCAAATCTAAATAATAGACAACAAGTATCTATTGCAAATGCTGCTGCTCAACAAAACATAACTCTGCAAAACCTAAACAACAATCAGCAAGTAGCTCTTCAAAACTCTACTAATGCTTTTGCCCTACAATCGGCAAGTCTAAGCAACCAACAATCTACTGTTCTAGCCAATGCTCAGATGAAGGCTGCACTACAAAATTCAACTTTGGATATTAAGACACAGACCGCACTTACTAATGCAGCTAAGTACAGTGAGATGAATAAGATCAACTTGTCTAATACTCAGCAAGCCAACCTACAAACATCTTCTGAAAATTTACAAGTTAATATGCAAAACCTTAGCAACTCTCAACAGACTGCTTTAAGTAATCTGCAAGTACGTGCATCTCTTACAGGTCAGGAACTGTCTAATGAACAACAGGTAGCTATGCTACAGTCTACACAAGACTTTGAGAGGGCTGGCTTTGATGCCACTGCTAAACAACAAGCTTTCTTACAGGATGCTCAAGCTCAAGCTGCTCTTGAAGGTAGAGCAATGGACATTAGGCAGCAGACACAACTGTTTAATGTCTCTAAGATTACTGAAGAGCGTGGGATAGAGCTTACCAACGAACAGCAGACAAGGCTTTTTAATACTACAAACAGACTGCAAAGAGATGTTACAGAGGTTTCTAATCGTCAGCAAACAGCACTCGCTAATGTACAGATTGAAGCTACTCTTCGTGGGCAGGAGTTGAACAACGAACAACAGGCTGCTGTACTTGATTCTGAAAAGTTTGCTGAGGCTAATAACCTAACCTTTACTACTAATCAACAAACACAACTTGCAAACTCTCAACTTATGCAGTCTATCGGTCTAGCTAATTTAAACTCTGGACAAGCCACAACTCTACAGAACGCTGCACAGTTAGCAAGTATGGATACCCAAAATTTAAACAACAGGCAACAGGCTGCAGTACAAAATGCACAAAACTTTTTGTCGGTAAATCTAGCTAACTTGACAAATGGACAGCAAACTGCTATGTTTAAGTCTCAACAAAATCTACAAGGAATTTTTACAGATCAGGCTGCTGAGAATGCTACCTCACAGTTTAATGCGTCCAGTGAAAATCAAGTATCTCAATACTTTGCAGGTCTTGCTTCCCAAACTTCCCAGTTTAATGCAGCTCAACAAAATGCAATGTCCCAATTTAACACCGATGCTAAAAACTCTATCGGTCAATTTAATGCAAACTTGCAGAACCAGAGAGATCAGTTTAACGCTAACAATGGTTTGGTTGTAGCTCAAGCTAATGCTCAGTGGAGACAAAACATTGCAACACTAAATACTTCTGCACAGAACGAGAGTAATATGAACTTTGCAAAGACCATTAACTCTTTGACCTCAAGTAACTTGGATCAGATCTGGCAACGTGAGAGAGACTTGATGCAGTATAACTTCACTACTGCAGAGTCTGCTAAGGATCGTGCACTAAGTATTCTTATGGGTGACAAAGAGTTAGAAGCTCTTAAGAATGAGTTGGGCTACAAAGAAGATACAGCTAAGACACAACTTTTGTTTAGGTTCTTGTTTGGAAGTGGTGGAACTGGACTCTTAGGATCTTAGGATAGGAAAAATAAAATGAGTTTGAAATATGCTGACACTTACAAAGGTATGAGAGAGGCTTTAGAAGCTGGTGTAGTTAGTCAACACAGAAAATCTGCTATGGCAAAGACGGTGGGCTTAGGTTCATCCTCTCGTCAAGGTATAAAAGGGATAAGAGGTAGAGTTAGAGCAGAGGGAGAAGCTGCTGAAAAGAAAATGATGGATAGCCTTTTTCAGAGATTTGAAACTGCAAGTAACGATTCTAAAGATTCTCTCTTACAAATTGATAGGTTAAAAGAAGCTCCAAAAACTACAAAAGGTAGTGGTATAGATAATACTATGGAGACTGATGTTAAAGAAGAACCTATTGGAACAAGGTTAATGTCTGATTTACAAGAAACTTTAGGTATAACTAAGGCTCAAGCTGCAGGTATTGTTGGAAATTTTGATCACGAAACAGGGGGTTTTAAATACTTACAAGAACTAGAACCAACAGTTCCAGGATCTAAAGGTGGGCGTGGGTTTGCTATGTGGACTGGCCCAAGGCGTAAAGCTTTTGAGTCATGGTCTGCAGAGAACAACCTTGACCCTGATTCTTATGATGCATCTTTCGGTTTCTTTATACATGAAGTGCAGAATACTAGTGAGGGTAGATTTATGAAAGCCTTAGAAAAAACTACTACTGCAGAACAAGCAGCAAAAGTATTCTCTCGTAATTACTTGAGGCCAGGAAAACCTATGATGAACAAAAGAGTTTCTGCATCTACTAACTACTACAACACGGGTATATAACAATGAGTTTTGTATTTAACGGTCCAATCCCAGGTCAATCACTGACATCAGAACCTAAGGGACTTCCTTTTGAAAGACCCCCAGAAATTGTAGATCCTATCGAAGCTCTGGATATGCACATAGAAAATATGTCTAGCCCAGAAGCCATAGAAGACGCATTGTTTTTTCTTGAGATGGGTACTGATCTAGTAACTCTAGTGGAGGGTATACTTCGTAGTGCAGTTATGGAAGGTCTACACAGTCTGGATGTCAGCCTTATCATTGCACCAGTTTTACATGAGCATATTAAAGCACAGGCTGTTAAAGTTGATTTAGATTTCGAGGAAGGTTTTGATGACCCTGATCGTGATAAAGCATTGACCTACGAAAGAGATACGATGAGGGCTAAGAAACTTTTACGTGAGCTTGGAGAAGGTGATACACCCGAACCTCAGGTAGAAGAAATAGAAGAGCCTGTAATGGAGCAACCTGAAGAAGAGACACCTGCTCCACAAGGATTAATGGCGAGGGTTATGTAATGGGGTTGAGTTTTCAAGGAGCTTTAAATTATGTTATTGAAGAAGATCAAAAGAAATTACTGGAGCAAAAGCGTCAGGATGCTAAAGAACAAACCATAATGTCTTTGTACAGTGGTGGTAAACTAGGTGGTTTTAGTACTAGAAGTGGTGGAGCCAAAAAATCTACCAGTTCTATTGGGGGTAATAGAGCTTATCTTAAAAAGAATTATGGATTGTCTGATGAAGTTCTTGCCCCTTTTATTGCCAGTGGTGATGCTCAAGGTTTAGAAGATTTAAAAACTATTCTGAGTAATCAAAAAGAAAAATATAAAGCTGCTGGGTTAGATCTTCCTGAGTCTGTTGTACAAGAGGTTATAGAGGGTTCAGTAATTGAACAGCCTAAAGATGAACCTTTAGACTTTAAAAGACTTGAAGATTATATCGGAAGAGAAATGGACATTATGTATAAAGAAGCTCTTCAAGCTGGTAGAACTACCACTGGAGAAATTATACCTCATGATCCTGGATTTACAGAGATACCTAAGCTAACTGAAATACCTGTAGTTATGCAAGCTGCAGTAAATGATGTCTCAGGAGGAGCAAGGAGAGAAAGATCTATAATTTTAAAAAGGAAAGCAGAGTTACAAGAACTTATGAGGACAGATAACTCTGGTATCTATCAAAACGAGTTTAAAGTTTTGACAGATCGCTACAACAGTATTGAGTCTGCTTTAAAAAATGTTAAAGATGACCCCTCTCAAATTATATACCTTTATGGTAACTCCTATGCTAAGAAACTGTTTAGCTCTGATGCAGGTCAGCTAATAAAGAACTTACCATTACCATCTATACTTACGGATGCAATGGCCAATAAACCGATGGTTGATAGTATAGAGATGGGAATGATACTACTTGATCTTAAGGTATTTGAAAATAACACTATCGTAAGACTTCCAACAGGTCAAGAAGTAGAGTTAATTCGTGGCCCCTCTCCGACTCAATAAAGGTATTTAATATGGCAGAACCTATAAAGGTATATTCAGATGACTACAAAAGTTCTCTGGAAACTTCTGAACCTATAAAGGTATATTCAGATGACTATACTTCACAAACCATATTACCTCAAGAGGACGGTAGTCTTGTTGATCTAAGCCCCTTGCTTAAACAGTATGGAGACAGCCTTACTAAAGAAGATATACTTGCTGATGACAAACTTATGGATGTTGTATACTCAAGTTTAGAAGCAAGGTACACTCCTAAAGGTATACTTACTGGAACGAGAAGAGCTATCTCAGGCCTTGCTGGAGCGGCTATTGGAGGAGGGGTTACAAGCCAAGACTATAGAGCTATGGGTAAAGAGAAAGCTTTTGAAACTTGGCAGAACTATCAACGTTCTTTTGCTGGAGGTCAGACAGTAACAACTGCAAATGAGTTAGCATACGGACTGGGGGCTGATGATTCAGTAAAAGCTAGGCTTGGTGCTGGTTATATGTTGTTTGACCAAATGGATAATGCTTTTACTGGTGAAGGTTCTTGGCGTGAAATGGGAGATGCTATTTGGGACTACGGAAAGTCTGCTGTATACGATCCATCAACTATTCTTTCGTTAGGTGTAGCTAAGGCACTAGGTTTTGCTGGTACTAAAACAAGCAGTATAGCTGGAAAAACTTTACTGAAAAAAGCTTATCAAGACCAGCTTAAAAAAGGTGTAGTTAAACAGACTGCACTAGCTAACGTAAGATCTGCTGCTGTTAAAGCAGTACCTGCAGCTACCGCAGATGCAATGATAGGTGTTGGTGTAGATGTTATGTACCAGTCCCAGTTAATTAGGAGTAATGCACAGTTAGATTACTCAGTTACTCAAACAGCGTTAGCTGCACTAGGTTCATTTTTTGTAATACCTACACTTGCTGCAACGGGTGCGTCACTTAAAGAGCTACGCAAAGGGCCACTTCAAAATACTTTTTTACGTTATAAAGAACTTGATGAAAACATTTTAAAAATTGGTATAGATGCAGCAGAAAAAGACCTTAAAGAAAACGTAGCTAAAGATATAGACATAAGTATTTTAGATGAAACGTTTGGTTTAGTTGAAGGTACTACTAAAGATTTTTTCGTCTGGGAAGATCTTGTTGATGAATCTTTGGAGGTAGTAAGGGGTGCTAAAGAATTAGGGGTTCCCTCTCAAAAGTACACAGATACAGAAGCGACCAATGCATTTTTTAGCTACTTGTTTTTAGGAGACTCTACTAAAAATATTGGTGGGTATGCAGAGGTTTTAGGAAGAGCTGGTTTCACAAGCCACAAAGCCCTTGTAGAAAAATACGGAAACAGATCTGCTGTTCTTGCTCAAACAATTGGCTTTATTCCTGACGACAAGATGTCACAGTTTATAAACAAGTTTGAAAAAGATACGGGTTACAAATTAAGTTTTACAGATGCTGAAGGTAGTGTCGTTAGAGGTAGTAAAGCTACATCAGCAGACTTAGTTGCCCATTTTACAAGACGGTCTAGAGAATCTGCTCAAGCTTTGCGTTCAGTTAGAACTATCGGGGATGCTGTTAGGTTGGGCATGTCTCCTAAGGATGCTTTCAATAGTATTAAAGGGGGAAGAACTGCTCAAGATCCTAAGCGTATGCAGTTTAGTTTATCTTTATATAAGAGGTTGTTGACCTCCCACTTATCTACTACTGGTGCTAACATTAAAGGTTTTGCACAGTTAGTTTCTATAAACTCTGCAGCAGATATGTTTACAGCCGCCTTAGAACTTAGTCAGGGTGGGTTCTATAAACTACTTGGTAATGAAGAAGCCGCAACAAAATATTTTAATAGGGCTTATGGTTCTAGTGGTGGGGCTATCAGACGTGGGTTAGACGTACTTTCCCCAGATATACCCATAGAGTATGCAGATAAAATCTTAGATTTAAATCCTAAAATAGCTGAAAAACTTTTTAAAGATGTTGCTGGTGACGGCGGAGTAAGGGATGCATTTGCAGATTTTAATCTGGATAAAACTGGAAAGTTAGAGTCCTTTGCATGGAAAGGTGCTGATGCTGTAACTAAAGGTACTCAAACTGTTGCTTTAGTTAGAGCACAAGATGACCTAACAAAACGTTGGGCCTTTGGTACAAACTTAAATCAACAAATTATGAGGGCATATGGTATAACCTCTGAAGAATTTTTTTCTAAGGGTAAGGATAATTGGTCAGCTATAGAAATGACTAAACCAAAATTCAGAGAGCTTTTAGAAATAGCTGCGTATCGTACTATGAGGGAAACTGCTTCTGTAAACTGGTCAACTCTCCCTGGAAACAGTGTTCTAAGATCTGTTGCTAGGGGGTTTGAAACAGTTACTAATAGAACTCCTGTAGGTTTTGTAGTACCTTTTGGTAGTTTCTTTAACACTACCATCGCAACAGTGGGAGACCTGACGGGTTTTAATGGTATAGTACACACCTACAGAAGGGCTACAGGTAAAAATTTAGATTACACTACTCCTTCTGGCGCTGAAGATTTTGGTAAGGTAGCTACTGGTATTAGCCTAATAACTTTGGGAGTTGTTCTTAACGGGGGTGCAAGAGATAGAATAGAAAACGGTCTTGCGCACAATCAAGATCTTCAGAGTGATGGTAGTGTTCAAGACAAGACATATGATTGGCCAGTATCTCAAGTAAGATTAATGTCTCAAATTATAGCACACGGTTTGGGTGACAGTAATAATCCACTAGATTATAAACGTTCTGAAGTACCCTCGGAACTATGGAGAGAGTTGGGACTTCAACTTGGGGGACAGATAGTCAGGGATCTAGATGATGCAGAAAAAACTATTTATACTATGGGTGAAGAACTTTTAGAGGCAGAAACAATTCCAGAGTATCTAATTGCAGGTTTAGTTCCAGTTTTGTCTAGGCCAGTACAAGGTTTAACACGCCCTCTTGATCCTGTAAATCAAGTCTGGGGCATGGTATCTGATAGTAACATGAACCCCGATCTAAGGCAAGGCCCAACAAAACTGAATGCGATGTTAAAGTATATAAACAACATCACAGGCAGTTCAAATATGTTACCTGAAAGAGCTAGACCAACTAGAGGTACAGATAAAAAAATAGATATAGGTAAGCAGATTTTAGGTGTACGGGAGCTAAGTAATCCAAACTTAATTGAAAAGATGATGAATGCTGCTGGACAAGAATACTGGGAAGCTATAAGATTTAGTGGCCCTCCAGAAATAAAAAATCAAATGGATGCTCTAGCTGCACCTTACTTTGAAGTTGCTGCACTAAGGGAACTAAGGAGACTTCACGATAAAAAACTTGACTACTTTGACTTGCCCCTAGAAAGTAAAGTAGAAGTTCTTGATAGAATTAGAAAGGAAGTTAAGAGTAAAGTAACCTCTGCAGTAGAGCAAGGATTACCAAGTGAAATAAACCTAGTAAGAGTTTTATCTACTAAAGATAAAGACAAGGTGAAAAAGATTATGGATACTCTTGGTATAGAAGGTGATCTAGAGGACTTGTTAAAAGCAGAAGACGGCCTCTTACAATTAAATAGGATTAAGGTTATCCTTAAAAACTACGACAAGATATTTTTCTCTGACCTAGAGTAAACTTAAGGGGGCTTCAAGTGGCCCCCTTTTTGTATCAATCCTCTAGCATTTTATCAGCCCACTCAAAGGCCTCATGCTTTATTTCTTCAACCCTAGCTCGCCCCTGATGAGCCGCCAAAAGCCCTGCAAGAGCTTGTCCTGCAAGGTAAAGGCGTGCCGTCAGGGGTTTATTTTTATTTTTAGCTGGTCTCCCTAGCTTCTTCTGTCGATACTGTTCCGCCTCTTCTTCAAGGCTTGTTGTTTTTTTGTTCACGTTCTTTTACCCATCCTAAGTTGCGGAAGTAGGCTTGATCAAAACCTAACTGCCAGTTCCTGTGTTCTCTAAACTTATACTGTTGGTTGTAGGGATTTGAAAGTTGACCTTGGATAAAAGCCAACCTCCCTTGTTCATATGGATTCACTTGCTTTTTTCCTTCATTGTTTCTAGCATTTTTTCCAGATACCATTGTGCTTTCTCCATATCTTGTACAGGGTTTTGTTTATACCTGTGTCTGTGTTGATACTTAATCATGTTGCCTTGACAGTAAGCAATAAAACCTTCAGTGCCTAGTACCTGTTTGATATAGTCAATGCATTCTATACCACTCAGGTTATAGTGGGCAGGTTTATTTACTGGATCGTAGTCTGACATCTAAGCTCCTATATCTACAATTTCACACACGTCACCAGTGCAAGCTAAAGTTTGACTACCTGCAGTAGTGTCCTCTTTCTCATACTCCGAAAGCTTGCTCCAGTCAATAGTCTTTGGCATTAAATCTAAAAGATTTTTGTAGTCTGATTTGCCAACCTCTTGATACGGTGCTTGCTGATAAGTATGTTCGTTATAGGGTAAGAAGGATACACCTGACATCTCATCAAAGTGCTCATAGACAAATGCACCTACACTGAACCACTCATCCTTACGGACATTTACAGTAATGCTAGGCTTATGCTCACACCAATGACGTTGATACATTAACCAAGTCTCTAACTGTTCAATCGCAGTTAAGTCAGCAGTAAGGATCGCATTCTGTGGAGCCTTGACAGGAAAGCTAAACACAGTGGTAGCATCTGGCTTCATTACATCTGGCTCACTAGGGATACCCTGATCCTGCATGAAAGCAGTTAGAGGGTCTTTGTTATCACCACGTACAGTACGGATATAATATGCAGAGTGACGAGGGTGTATGCCACTGGCAGAGTCAACCAATTGTGATACCGTTCCAGATGGTTTAACACAGCTAATTGCAGTAGAGGGCGGTATGTCAAAACGACTAGCAAATTCAGCATTAGTAGTAACAGAGACATTTCGTAAGTGCTCCAGTGTTTTAGGTAGACCTTTATTTTTACTTGTGAGAATCCTGTTGTCCATTATCCCTGTGAGAGACACACCAAGCAGTCGTTCTTCTTCTGTATTACGCTGCCACACTTTTCGCAGGTATGGGAACTTGGTGTAGGTTGACTGAATTGTTCCAAGTATAGTTGCAATGCGGACTTTTCGTTCAAGATCCTCAACAGTATCCGTAGCACGGACAACAACTTCCGTAAGATTACAGAACTGATAAGGACGAAGAATGATTTCACTGCAAGGATTAGTCCCAAAGTCCCAGTCAGGATCACGCCTACCATACTTAGCAGCTTGCTTCTTACTTGCTTCACGATTGAATATACCACGCTCTCCGCTCCCTGATTCTACCAGAGACATCCACTCACGCATAAAGGAAATGGCATCTGGTTTCTCTGTGTAACTGACTGAGTTGTTAGCTAGTGCACGTTGAGGATCATTCTCCCACCAAGCACCTGACTTAGCATGACGCATACGATCATCACTCAGGTTGGATAGAGAAATCATAGCTGATCTACGTACACCACCTACAACTACTACCTCACCAATCTTACACATGATATCATGACACTCAATAGAAGATAGTTTACGACCCTGAGCATCTTTAAACACTTTAATTACAAAGTTGAACAAGTCTATCAAAGGTGATGGTCCTGAAGCTCTGCCTCCAAAGGTTTTTAATCGAGCACCTGCAGGACGTACACGAGAAGTATCCCACTTGGGAATCTCACCACTATAGAGGAGTGCTATTAATTGTCTGAGAGCCTTTGCCCAACCTTCTTTACTATCCCTGACGGCGACGGTGGTTTCACTGTCGTAGAGGTCTGGAACTTCAGGAAGTCTGCTTATGAACTGGCGTTCTACGGAGAACCCTACCCCAGTTCCACAGAGGAGGATGAACATAGCTTCATCGAAGGACTTAGGATCATCTACGGGTAGATAACTACAGTTATAACCTGCGGTGTTATCTCTATCTAGGGCAGGACCACTGGTCATCATTGCCCTCATGGAAGGCATTACCTCTAGTCCAAGGATAGCATCTCGTATCTTGTTCACAAAAGAATCATTGCCTAGCTTAGGTCGTACTACATTATCCATGTAGCGTTCAACAGTCTCTTGCCAAGACTCCCTACGGTTTTCCTTATCCAACCACCTAGCATAACGAGAGGTATGGATGAAGGCTTGATAGTCTGTTGGTAAATAATTACTCATCGTTTGTCCCCATTCCCTTTGAGTGTACCACGTTTCTTTCGATCTTGAAGTTTGTCCAAGTTATTCTTTGCAACCTCTCCCATGTTTACGTTAAGATCTCTACACAGTGCAGCAATGTACCACAGGCAGTCACCTACCTCATCTGCAATGGCATCTCTGTCAAAGTTACCATCACGTAAGATCTTCTTTACCTTATTGGCTACCTCACCTGCCTCTGCAGCAAGGCCTAGTGCAGGGTAGATAACCTGATGTTCTACCCTATAGATTGCAGTATCAGAAGCAGCCTCTTGGTAGAAGTCAAAGCCCATATCAGTAACATTCCAGTAATCTATTTCTTCTTTAGTCAGCATGTTGAATGACCTCACATCCAGTTATTGTTACATCGTCTAAGTCGTAAAGGGCATCCTCAATTAAACCCTTTACCACATTGCAGTTATCCCCAGACAACTCTAGGAAATTTGCATCTCTATCCACTAGTAGGTTTATAGTTACCTCGTAGGGGAAACTTAAGTTATACTGTTTTTTTCGCATTAGTCAAGCTTTCCCTCTCCTACTCTGAGATTATTTAAAAGTTCTTCACTTGCCATAGACATCTCGTAATCTTTCCAACGAGACAAACTCTGGTTCGTAATACCCACCTTGGATATTTCTTTTAATAATGACTCCCTTCCACCATTCATTGTTAGCTTGCCCTGCCCAACCTTCCTTGCCCCCCTTGAAGCAACCTGCGACCAAGCCGATAGTTGGACTAGGGTGAGCATCATCCTTAAAAAACATACTACGCTTATGACTGTGGCCAACAGTAGTAGAACTGTGGCGTTTCTGGATAAGCCCATAAGCGTGATGTAGACCAGACATAGCTGTACCATAGTTACCGCTAGAAATGTAATGAGCATATGATACACCGTCATAATCAACGATGGAGGGGGCTGAATTACTGTACTCGTGATACTCATCAAACCATACATCCGTCTGTAAGTGAGAGAAGCTTATACCATAAGTAGCTCCCTCAAGTCTAGGATCATTTGCAATAGCTTTCTTGATCCTGTTTTCATGATTACCTTCAAACCCAAAGAAAGCAGGACGTTTCTTTTTCATCAATCTAAATTTACGTCTCAGTCTTTCTTGAGCATCGTTGTAGTGATTGATATCAGCCTCGTAGTTCTGAGCTACAATAGCTTGTGGATACCGAGTGTCGTAACTATTGAGGGACTTAAGGTCTGCACCATCCCCCAAGTCTACGACATAATCAGGCCTGATGTCATACAAAAAGTCTGCTAACCAGTCAAACCTTTCATTTGAAATCGAGGGTTCTGAGTGTGCGCAAGTGAATACGACTGCTGTTTTACTCATGTCATGTGCTCCTTATACATCTCTCCAACCTCTAAGGGTTCGATGCTTCTATCAAAGTGTTTCTTCCATTCGTAGGCATCTTCAAAGTCGTCAAACCAGAAGTTAGCCTCTTCTATTTCTCCATCAATCTCGGTCTTGCAAACAAGAAAGTAACCAGAATCTTCTGGAGATAACTCACCTTCAGGTAAATCTTCAACTGCTATCGGGCCTTGAGTTACTGCCCACACTTTTATTCCCAATCTTCCAACTCCTTAATAGTTCCATATAGTGGTCTATTCCAACCATAACCACCCAAGGTTTTCTGTCTGATCTAAAGAACACTACAGGTTCATGTGGTGTATGTCTAGATGCTTGTTCGATAAAACCGTATACAGTTTTTAGTTCTGCCTTCCGTCTCTTTACCTCAATGGAGAGCGGTATCTTTTTTCTAGCTGCAGGTGATAGTTGAATGTCTTCTCCACTGTCACCCATGATAGTAGACTTGATGTCATCAGGTTCAAACTCAGGAAAGGTCTCCAACAGTCTGTCTCTAATCTCTTGCTGACCAAGCCTACCTTTTTGTTTAGCTTGCTTTGTCATGTTTAACCTCTGGTACTTTGGGTTCTACCTCAACATGCACAAGAAACTCTGGACCTTTTGAATACAAGAAGGTACGTAAGTTAGGCCAACACAACTTTTTGTATTCGCAGTACCCACATTGCATTGACAACTTCATGTTAGGGCTTGTCTTAGATTGAGGTACAGGAGAGATACGTGTAGTAGGTATATCACCAACTACCATAGCCTTGGTTTCCTGCATCTCCCTCTCTTTGTGCTTTAGTTCCTCAGTGAAGTCATACACATCTAAACATACATGACCATTCTGTTTATCAATTGCAAGGAAAGCCCCATGTGTTTTGTTTGTAACCAGTGGGTCATCCTTACCTGCGTACACATAGGAACTTAGCTGAGATATGTAACCAAAAGGGTCATCCTCTCTGAGTGCACCACTGCTAAACTTCTTAAATGCATAAGAGCTACAGGACTTTACATCCACAGTCATACCGTCAATCACTGCATCTCTATGACCTTTGATACCATGTACATCTAGTCTATCTTGCTGACCCTGTACATCGTGACCTGCTGCCTCTGCCATACTTAGTATAAGTTCTTCAATCATGTCACCATAAAAGAACTTGAGCAGCGTATGAGGTTGTAATGGTTCTCCTTTACCAGACGAATTAATTTTATACCACAGCTTTCTTTTGCAGGGTGTACCAATAGAAGATAGCGACAGATATCCCCTAGCTTTTTGGGGCTTAGAAAAGCGGTTGTTTGCAGAACTAGCTACAGCCATAGCCATACCAGTACTAATGGTTTTATTCCAACCACCTTCTCCCTGTATTACTTTGTAGATATCCTCTACAAGTGTTTCTATTTTAGTCATCTCGACTCCTAGTTAAATTAGGGGTGAGGAGAAAGGACAAAACCCCCACCCCCTAGTTGCACCTTAGAACAATACTGCTTCTTCTGTAGGTGCTGACTCAGGCTTCTTTGTAGAAGGGGGGGAGCCTTCATCGTCCTGAGGTTGAATATACTGAACATGATCTAGAACTTTAAGTGACTCTAGTCGTGAGCCTACGTTACCATACTTAGGTATATCGTAGATAGCTACTGTTGCTTCTACAGTAGACCCATTACCAATGGAGCCATCGCTATCGTAATCCCAAGTACTACCATCAGACTTTGTAACACTAGGCGCACCGCCACTCCAATCATATCCAGTACTAAACTTACGGTCAAACTTGACAATCATACCACGGCCTTCTGGATCAGGCTTAGGTTGTCGAGGTGACTTAGCTGCTGCCAGTTTAGCTACCTCAACATCGTCAAGAATTATATTAATTGTACAAGCTCCGTTGTACTTTTCGTAGTTACCCTCCGCTTCTTCTGTGGGTTTCCATCCAGTGAGGTCACGGTTCTGTTCAAAAACTTTCGCCCACTCTGCAATACCAGTTACTTTTACTATTCGTGTAGCCATTGCTACCTCCTTTGTTTAGTGCACATCTGCATAGGTTTGACCATACTGTACGTCAATACCTAAGTCAACATTTAATTTCAACTGTTCGTTAAGTTTTTCTATGGCCCATTGTAGAACCGATGTGTGAACACTCTCTTCCCCTTTTCTGATTACGTTAATACTCTCGTCGTGAAACTGGCCAACTATATTAGACCTCTTTGATCTATATAGTGCAACCCACCTGTCAAAGCAATAGGCTCCAGTACTTTGATTGATAGTAGAGAAAGCATCCTTCTCAAACCTCAAGCTATGCCAGAACTTACTGACAGGATTCTGTACCCACATCTCATCATTGATACGGCGTACAGTCTGGTCACTGACAAACTGCTGAACAGACCAGTTACGTTTCCAATAGGCATCAATAAGCTTCTGTGCATTCTGTATTGTCATACCAGTTGTCCTTGATAACTTAGCTGCACCAACACCGTAGGTTGCTGAGTAGTTTACCACCTTGTAGTTCTTTCGTAACTCTTTCAACTCAGGTAACTCTCCGTTGTTATACCTATCAATTTGATTTTGAGTAACAGACCCTGCATGTTTTGCCAAGTCTAAATGTGGATCAAACCCATCCTGTGACATCTCTGCAACATAGTCTGGATCATACGGATACATATAGTGACGCTTAGTAGTATCTTCAAGTGATGTCATGTCAGCACCACATAAAAGATGTCCGTCAGGTGCAATCAAACAGCCACGTATTTCTTTACCCCAAGGCTTATCTATCCCAGGAAGATTAACCAGTGGTCTCTTGTGTCTGAAGCGAAGAGTATTTGTAAGTCCAGAGATTTCTGCCCTAACGTACCCATCACGTTCAGATGAAAGAAAACGTTTAACGATACCTCTCCTATGCTGAAGTACAGTCATACCATCAAGTACACCTACTTGTGGATTGTTAGGTATAAGAAGTTTTACAGATGGGGTAAGTTCACGATTGCTGTTACGCACCTGTGGTACAGGCCCATTAGTACCATCATCAAAGGTACAGGGTTGCCAACCAAGAGACTTCAGCCAATCCTTAACTTGGTCAGGAGACTTGGGGTTAGACTCTTCGACACCCTTGACTACAGGTATTTCTCCATCATAAGTTAGTGGGTAGTCATTGTCCTCACAAAGTTTATGCCAACGATTACCATGTGCAGATAGTGATCCATCTTTTTTGAGCATGTTCTTTGGTTTAGTCTTGATAGACATCAGCTTACGCATGGGCATCACAGCCACTAACTCTGCAACCTTCTTGTTCTCTAGCTCAGTAAGGTGAACTAGCAACTGCTCTGCCTTAGGTACATCAAGCTTCCAACATTGCAACTCTGCTTCTTTAGCACAGTCCATCTTAAACTCAAGGTAACGAAAGAACTTGTTCAACTGACCCTTGTCTTTATAGATAAACATAAATCGAGCAAGCAAGTTTTTCCACAGCTTCCAGCTAATCTTGACATCTTCTACACAACGATGAGCATACACCTCTGGTGCAAGATTTACCCAATCATCAATCTTAGGTTTAGGAATACCAAAGTCCTCACCAAAAGAGTCTAGGTCGTGACGAGACCTGCTAAAGTTTAGCACCCAAGACATGGGTAGGGTATCGAACAACTGAGCTTTCACCTTGATACCAAGGATCTTCTCAAGCAATGGCACATCATACCTCACAATGTTATGGCCAACCAAACCCTTTTGATTTAGGATCAGATCACGCATGTCGCTATAGTCATACAGAGTGTCGTAATTAGTACCATCAGATGTGTAAGACAGACAGTGTATTTTAGTAGCATCATCCAACAGGTTGTCAGCTTCTACATCAAATACAATCATGCAGCCATATCTCCTTGTACATACGGAACATCTTCCGTTAAGATAGTTGTATCAGGATCGTAATATACTGACCCTGCGTGACCCAACTTAGCAAATGGACGGTTCTTGTCCACAATAAAGTTGGTAGTGTTTTGAAGAATCTCATCTTCTGATTCAACATCGCGTTCAATCTTTACACATATTATCGCTTCCTCTTCAAGTGATGCAGCATACTTTGTTCTACCATCATCGTTGACCTGTGATATAAAGATCACACCAATGTTCAACTCCTTTGATAACTGAGCCATTCGTGAACCCAAAGTAGTCAGGGTACTGGTAGCGCCATCAACACCAGAGTTAGACAGGTAAGCCAATCGTTGTACGTGATCGACAAACACATAGTCTGCACCGAATACTGTGGCAGCAGTACGTGTGTGGTCTAGCAGCTTGAGAGGGTCATCATGTGAACGCATCTCAAACACAATGGTACGATTGTTCTCTGTGTCTGCTGCTATCTGACCTGCCCTGATAACCTCTTCGATAGAGACATTGTTGGCACGAGCGTCATCATCTGTACGAACATTACAGCCAAGGTGGTAGGTTGCCATAGCCCTATAGGTAGTAGACTTCATCTCTTCCATGTGAAGCAATGCAATCTTTGTCTCAGGATCACGAAGCAAACCAGTCTCAAAGTATCTGATCACCTCAGTCTTACCTGTACCCCTTGGGGCTTTGATGAATGTCACTCCACCCTTAACCATGCCCCTGATCTTATCATCAAGACCTGAGTGACCTGTTTGGGTATACTCATAGGGGTTTTCATTACGGATAGCTGCTTCCACATCCTGATCTGATATAAAGAAGTTGTCAGGGGAATACTTCTGCGGCTTCATAGCTGCCCACATCAAGTCCTTACCATCACCTGCAGTCAGGAAGTCATTGGCATCCTTATGCTTAGACATAGGTACATAGAAGAACTTGTCAGGTATGGTAGAGTAGATCTTATCTGCCGCAGCTTTACCTGCTGTATCTAACTCCCCTGCATAGATAACGTTCTCGAAAGAGTTCAGATACTCGTAGTTCTTTTGAAGGAACTTCTCACCAATAGATGCACTAGGCAAAGACTTGACAGGAAACTTCTCACCAAGGATTTCATACAGACTTGCTGCATCAAACTCACCCTCGGTAAGGTATAATCGTTTACTTGTACCCGCATTGAACTCAGGCCCAAACAGGTGGGTCATCCCTAGTCCAGTGTCCTTGACCCAAGTTTTAGATTTATCATTGAAAGCCCTGTACTTGGTTGTGTGTGGGTACTTGTAGGCGTATCGTATAGGTTCACCATTCTCACCAAGCTGTATCTGTATACCATACAACTGGCATACGTCAGGCTTGATACCCCTGATACCTTCGTAAGTACCAGACTTAACAGGTATGTCCATTATGTTTATCCTTTCCTTTACTGGATATTGATCTTTAGCCCAATCAAATGTAGGCTCAGAACTAGGGTAGGAGTTGCCGCAACTGTGACAATACCCATACCCCTCATCATTCCAATTAAACGCATCACTTGAACCACAGTCCTCAAAGGGACATGCCAAGTGGGGTGTATCTCCTTCAGCCATTCTTATCCTTTCCTCGTTGCCTCTCCTCTTTTGACATTGGCCTTATGTAAGGTACTACCCTACCTGTAGCCCAACGTATAGCTTCTTCCTCTGCTTCATGCAGGTTACTAAACACCCACACCTTATGATCTTCTGTCCAAGGGTTCTCCTTACGGACAAAGGTGAACTCACCCAGTTCAATCTCAATCTCTACAGCATATGGCATCAGTGTCTCCCTTTAGCTAGTGCCATCCATGACACAGGGAATAACTCATGCATCTTGTGACTGATTTGATTAGCCACCTCTTGTGTCTCTACCTGTGTATCACTAGCACAACGCAGTAGGCACATATCAGAGAAGGCATCCAGTGATCCTGACCAGTACCACTCAGTCATAGTAGACTGTGGCAGTACCATACGTGCTTGCTCTGGGCAGACACCTTGTACCAAAAGGTCATGATAAGATTCTAAACACATATCATAAGGATCTATGGTGTTCATAGTGTTGTATACTTCATCCAGTTCAACTAGTGTGTGGGTTGCATGTTTTACTACACCTTCACTGCCTTGCTTCTTGTCTTCACTACGTCCACGCCATACGTCAGGTACATATAACTCAGGTTCATCATCCACATACCTACGACTAATCTCATTCCAACGCAGGAACTTATGCTTGACCAACTGCCTAGCTACAAACATTGGAGCTTTGACATGAAAGGTAGCAAAGGCATGACCGAATGGTGACATATGTTTGTGCTTGGCTAAGTAGTACACTAGCTTGGTGTCACGATCAGACAGGCCAGACTCCTGACCAATAGAGGGGTGTTTCCAATCAGCCTTCTTACCAAAGCTAACCCTAGCTGCATTAACTACGGACAGATCACTACCCATGTGGTCTACATAGGTTGCTTTAATCATTTGAATACTCCTCGTCACCCATTAACTCACTCCACTCTTCACCAGTGACACCTGTCTTTATAAACTCCCTTTCATCTGGTGTCAAGTTTGGCATTGCATCTTGGATCATTGCACCTTTTTCCCAATCAGTAATCTGTTCTCTAGTTACGTCAATGTCTAGGGTGTTCTTCTTACCTGACAGAGGGCTTGTCCTAGTTAGCTTCATCTTTATCTCCTTTATGCTTTTTCTTACGGGTTGTCAACGGTTTCTTTTTATTCGGTATAGCTTGAGGTTTATACTTAGGTTGCCTCAAGTCTTTTGCCATAGGGTTCTTAATGTAACCTTTCATTTGTCCACTTACTCCTTGCTTCTTCAAGAGCTAGATTAAACTCTGCGTTGTCTGCTAGAAAATCCAAGAGGTCTGCTAACTCCTCGGCATAGTCATCGTGTAAGCCACCCTCTCTAAAGATACTAGCCCACGTCCTGAATGTCTCAGGTGGTATCATTCTCATTCTCTTTCTCTCCTTTCTAGTGCAGACTTAGCTGCTTTCAAACTGAACTTGTTGTATGGGTTAAGGCTACTGACATTCTTATGTCCTGTCACAGATTGAATTGCAAGGTGGTCTACCTCACTCTCAATCATCTGGACAATAGCAGTCTTACGTAAGTCACCCACTTGTAGTTCATCAGGTAGCCCTGCAACAGCCTTAACTTCCCTGAGTGCATGAGTCATCTGAATAACTGTCATCGGTCTGTAGACTGTACCCTGTGGTCTGTGGTGGGGTACTACAAATGGTTGGAAACTCCAGTCCTGTTCCTGCTGTACTAACATTTCATATAGGTTGTCAGGGATAGGTAGTTCCACTGTAGCACCACGCTTGGTTTGAGTTATTGTTACCTGCTTGTTCTCAAGGTCAACATCTTCCCATAACAAATTACGTATGTCAATAGGACGTTGACCCCACTCGTAACACATCAACACAATCAGCCCAATGTTTCTCCACTCAAACTTTGTGAAGGCTACGTCCAAGAACGATACGACTTGACTGTGTGTCCAAACGACAGACCGAGGGATGCTAACACGTTTCTTTACTCGTGCCATTGGGTTGTACGGTATGTAGTCCAACGACACTAGGTAGTTCATGAGTACGGAAAAGATACGAGCGCAGTGGTTGGCGTTAGAGGTTGAAGTTTCTAGCTCCCAGATATCATACATCTCAGTACACATAACGACATTGATATTCTTAATGCTGATGTTACCAAGTATCCTACCCATGACAGGCATTGAGCAGAACGAATGCATCTTATTTTCGTAGCCCTTTTGGGAAGAAGCTGCGAGTGATGCAAACTGTCTGCTGTTTAAGTATCTTTCTGTTGCTGTTCTAAGTCTCATAAAGCCTCCTACTTATGTATACTTAAGTAGTTTATTATCTTAGAAATAATAATTACTTTAGTATACTTAAGTATTAGTTATACTATATGCACACAAATGTCAAGCTACTGTGCTCTTTTGTCACATGAACCTTCTATTTGCATAGTTATCAAGGTAGCTGCTGTACTGACTGGCATCCTCAATCTGGCACTCTTCCATCAAGCTGTACGATGTGAACCCATAAGCCTTAAGCAACTCTGCTACTTCCTCTGGATAGTTACAGATAATATCGAGAAGATCATCCTTGTCTTTATTATCATAACTCCAAGATCCAGAAGTAACCTTCGTCTTATACGGGTATGCCCAAGAGCTATCAATGACTGATGGATCACGGGTAAACACTAGCTTAGACCAGTCAGCAGCAAGCAGTGCAGTCACTAAAAGGTCAAGGTATTCAAGGTCTTGCGTCTCGTTCTTAGTGTGCTGACCATAGTAACCCACACTGATATTGGTACACTCAGAGATTGTATAAGAGTACTCATTGCTGTCAGTGTATGAACCACCATCGTCTCCCTTAAGTTGTGGAAGTCCAAGGGCATCCGAGAAAGATTTAGCAAAGGTATCGGAGCAAGTACGCAGTCCCATCTGGTGTGTAACAATAGACTTGTCACCGTACCTATCGAAGGATATCACTGAGTCAATCTGTTGCAACCAATCAGGATCATCGAAGACAAGAGCAGCACTACCCCTGCAACCAATCTCTTCTGCTGCATGGACAACATAGACACCCTCAATACCGTGTTCAATCATACACAACAGGATGTACACACCAGTTGTACAGTCTGCACCAAGACAGTTGGAAGTCTTAGGGTCTGCTACAGACACAACCTCATTCATCACAATCAATTGTTGCATACCCTCAGAGTTATGTACTGTGTCATGGTGTGCAGCAAAGCACAGGTTAGGTTTGTCACCTACCTTGAGGATATAGTTACCGTGAATGTCTGGCATACCAAAGGTAGGTTCCAGAAACCGTTCACAAAATTCTCGCTGCGTCTGTGTACCCTCAGGTCTTTTGTAACGCAGCATTTCTATTAGGCTATACATTATTCGTTTTCCTTTCTGCAATAAATATCTTTGTCATTCTTGTACCACTCATCATCATCAATCTCTTCTGTAGAGACTGCCTCACCATCCTCAGTGATACACATAAGGTCATTGGGATATATCTCACAATCCCACTCTGACCGAAAGTAGTGTTTGTCATAAGTCTTGGGATCAATGTGCTCTCCCTCATACTCACACCAGAATGTATCCTCTTCTTTCCAGTACTCATCATCAGAGGGGCAGAACACAAACTCATCTCTGTATTCAACAGCAACTCTGGAGACTCTTTCGACTCTGGTTCTACCATTGTACAAGTAGTACACATCCATAGCTTCACTTTCATGGTACGTATGATTCTCATACTCACAGTAGAAGTGGGTATCATTGTGACAACTCTCGCAGTAGTGACTGTCAGTACACTCGGAGTAGTAGTAATCTTCCTCATTCATACCTTCACCACACTCGCAACAACGGTATTCAAAATCATTAAGAACACCCCTGTATATACTGGCATCTATCTCACCATCAGTAGAGATTACTAGATGAGTACCATTATCATCTAGTCTCTGTGGTAGAGGGTCAAGGTAGGGTGCAATGAAACCATCACCATCTCCGTGGGGGATACGCTTGAGCCTAGCACCTACCCAATTTGCACCGAGTACGTACCCCTTACCTATCATATGATTGTGGATGAAGTCAAGTGCTTGCTCTGATACACCATAGATTGGGCCTGCACTGGGAGTTTTACCTTTGAGATAAACCACACAACGTGCAGCGATGGCTCCATCTTGATCAGTTGCATAGATAACTTCAAAGTCACCACTTGCATACGCTGTAACTGGATGAACTGGTAGGTCATCGAAGTCATACCTCATACAACTGTGTGCACTGAGCTTTCTATTAAAAGTAGTATTGATATTCTCTGTAGGTGATTGCACTCCTGAGTAAGCAAGTGTAAATGCATCTGCTTCCTGTGATACATGAAGGTTAAAGTCACGCTCTGCAAACTCCCTCAAGAACTTATCAACAAAAGTTATAATGGTCTTGTGTGGAATCTCAGGGAACATGGCAGAGAACGCACGTCCAGGACGCATGGCAACCTGCCTGTCATCATCACGCTGTTGCTGAGTCAGGTATATAGATATCTTACCTGATGCAATCTTTGAACGCATGGGTTGAAAAGCACGAAGTCTATACGCCCACTTGAACGCATCGGTAAAATTAATACCGTCCAACTCGTAACGGATCTGATGGTCAAGCCAGTTGAAGAGGCGTTCATCCTCACGAAACCAATGGTCGTACTCGCTGTACTTACCCCACCCACGCAAGACTAGATCTTCCTCATTCTCGTCAGTCTCGTACACTCGCTTGGCAATGAAGCCATTGGTACGCACATCAGGTTGAATGAAGTACTCACAACCGTTGTCTAGTTTGATAGTACCTGCATTGATGTTACCATTCATGGGACGATAAGGTTTGTGCATAGTGATCGCACTCTTTATCTCCCAAGGTATATGCTGTTCATTCACTGGCATAAAATCATAAGCCATGTGTTACTCCTTTCGTTAAGGTTGCTCACCCCAATACTAGATCAGGGTGAAGTTATGTTACTGCAACAGCCTTCCCACCGATTGTACAAAAGTATCAATGCGCTGAGACTGCTCACGTTTCTGCTCTTTGAGATCCTCAACCTGACCACGTAAGTCCATGATCATTGCCTTCAAGTCACCGTTCTCATTCTTGACCATGCGATAGTTCTTACGCACTGCCTTGGGTGTAACCTGATCCGTGTACAGATTGTACCCACGGTGCTTGTTACGATAGCCCAAGTCTTTGCGCCACCCACACACAACAGGTATACGCACACCATACTTTTCAGTAACCTCATTACCTGTGTGGTGATCGTAATACTGGCACACCTCATGCTTGAAAGCTAGGCTGTAACCCAGTGGCTTTGGTTTTGCACCACCCTTTTTAGCCACATTATTTACTGACCCTTTGGGGATACCAAAGTTTTTAGAGGTCTCTGCCATAGTGTGAGACTCAACATACTTAGCAACCGCAAGACACAGTGCGTCTGAATATTTCTTAGTAGCCATGATTTTGTCCTTTCGTTCATGGATTACAGTAGTGAAACACTACCCCACAGTACACCCCACCGCAAGATGTACTGTCAGGTAAAGTTTAGTCCATCCTTGTCACGAAGTACCCATCTTCAGTTGCCAAAGCTACGATAGCATAGGGATAGACGTAAGAGTACTCAATCTTTGAAGGATCCTTACTTGTATCTACTTTAGCTATCCAGTGTAGGTCAGGATCTTCTGGGTACTTGTACACCCCACTGTCAGATACACTGCCACCTTTCATCTCGAACAGACCCCATCCATACTTGTCACGCATGAAGTCCACAAGACTTTCTTCTTCTTCAAATTCCTCAGCGATAAAACCTAGCAGCTCTGCAAATTCTCTTTCCTCATCGCTAAGTATCACCTCTAGCGTGTCACCCTTGCTGTATTCCTCTAGCCATATACCCACTAGACCCACCATAGCGCTGAACATCTCAGGCGTAAAGTTTGGATATGCTTCTTTATTGTACTGTATCATTCGATTATCTCCACCCTAACAATTTGATAGCGAACAGTATCCAACCAATCAGGTTTAAAGTCTGGATCATTCACCAGTTCAAGCTCATGTTCTTGTGCATCTTCCTCATCCACATAAACATAAACAGTTTTCCCATCGTCCACTGACCATGAACTGAGGGTCGAATAAAAGCTATACTTTGCAGAGTGATCTAGCATACCTATCTCAGCACTGTCTAGGGTACTGTAGATACCTACTACCCCATAGCCTTCATACCAATCGCCAGTTGAACACTTTAACATAAAGACTTTCATTAGTCCTCCTTTACAGTCACATTTGTGATGCCTTTACCACGAAGGTAATTCAACATCGGTTCCACTCTATGTTCTGGTATAGTACACAAGAACACATCATTCACGAAGACTTTTACAGAAATATAGTCCTCAAGATTCATTGCACGTTCCACTTACAGCCGAGATATTGAAAGGAATCCCAACGAGCTTCTACATCAAAGGAATAGTCCTCACTTTCTCTCAGCTCTTGCCTTTTCTCCAATGAATAGCCCAACCATTCGGCATGTTCCTTGGCAACATTCCCACACTTGTGACCCCACCAAGTATCGTTGTCATCTTCGACCCAAAACAGATGATCATTTTCTTTGACAAAAGTTGAGGGATTTTTATAGACCCCAAGTATATCTGACCCTTCATCCCAATTTGTGGAAGTTTCTAGTATCCAAATGCCCATCTTCAATACTCCTCCTGTTTCACCCATTGCGCCATCTGACATGCAGCTTGGGACACATCATAATCCGCAGCTAGATACCCACCATCCACACCTAGATCGGTATCTCCAAATTCGGGATGCTCACGCAAGATTTTACGAACGCAATCTTCCAATGATCCGCCTATAGTATGTATATGTTCCTCGCCATACTCGCTTTCATACCACCCACTCAATAGGTAATATGGCTTCTTCATATGGCTACGCTTGACCATATTATATTTGGGATCGCTCATGTCATTTCCTCCACATATTTTACAAAATAATCCCTAAGATGCGTGAGTTCTTCCCTGCCCATATAGTCAAGCGAACACACCTCACGCTCATGATTGTACGCCCGTTGTTTAGGGTTCAAATCTAGGTCATCCAATATCCTTTGGATCAAGTTGATAATATCCACAGCTTTACCTTTCTGTTAAATGGACATAGGAAAACACCCCATGCGTCAACATAGGGTGCTTATCCAATCTTCATTTGTCATTCGCTTTGATTATGCAGCTTGCTTGGCAGCTTCCTGCAATGCGGCAATCAATGTAAGCGGATTGTACCCACGCTTGATAAGGCTATTAGCTTGCTTGATATAGTCCAAATCGTTTGCATCGTCACTATCTGATTTGAAAGCCTTAGCCCAATTTGTGCCACGCATAGAAACTGCATCTGCTACCAGTTGCTTTAGAGTTGCAACCGCACTATTGGAAAGCGTAGCATCTTTGATCTTGATTGATATTCCGCTTTTAGTTTTGTTCACTTTTGCACCGTCGAAAATTGCCGCAAACGTAGTTTTTATTGCACGCTCTGCATGGCTATCTTTTTTCTTTTGTGCGGTATTGATTAGCTTGACAATTACCGTAGTGTCACGCTCTGCAATTACATGGTCAATAGCATCTGCAAAAGCCTTGCCCATGTTTGCACCATTACCGAGCGAACGATTAAAATTTGTTACTATTTCATTTGTCATTGTCCCATATCCTTTTGTTTGGGGTTTCTGGTTACAAGATAACCACCAATAGACCAAAGCGTCACCAATGGTCTATAAATTGTTATCTTTAAGCGTTTATGCGTACCGTCTAAACCGTATCAATAGGAATAGACGAAAAGGCCACTTGATATAAAACCGTGATTTTATACCGCATTACCTTTTGGCATCATTACTTTTTGTCGGGCTTTGCATTTGCCACCCGCTACCCTTCCCCCTTACTTTTTAAATTTACCGTTTCAGTTGGCATCTCAATTCCGATTGCTCTTGATTTGGGCTGATCCTATATGGAACCACGCAAACATATCCCTTCTGTTAGGAGTGAATGAGCTATACCGTCAACAAATAAACTAGGCTCTTGGTAGTATTGGCTTGCTAGACCAATAGTCGCTTTACCGTATGGATCAGAATTGCCACCTATTAGGCCAGCGACTAGGCTTATGGGTTAAGGGTAATGATCGACTAGGCCGACCCCCTTTGGCAATTCCGAAAATGTCAAATAGCGTTTCTTGGCCTATATAATGTTCACATATCCAAATGAGTGTCAATGACCTATAACGGATAGGTTTCCTATACTAAAAGATAGGTGCTTATTTTTTTAATAATAGCTCACGTGAGAAAATCCGACAATCAAAACCAAAACAATTTTTGACCATCTGGTAAAATATAAAAAAGAGTATATCCCAAAGTATAGTCAAGTGCTATTTAGTATCTAGTTGGAACCCAGTTTTCCAAACGGATATAAATGTTCTCAGTCAAGAGGAATAAAGTATAGAATGTTCCAAGAATGTTCTCAATTGTCCAGTGTTTGTTTACTGTTTGTTCTTTGCTGTTTTTTTAGGTCAGTAGTGCTTACCCAGATAAGTCATTGATTTTATTAGAAAAGATTTGGACAAGACGGAACAAATAGGGGGAAAGGTTTTTAAGGTAGGGTAATGGCCTAAAAGAGGTTTCGGCGCTGTAGACCACCCTAGAACGGCTGTAGTATAGGTGAGGGATAGGTCTGCTATACTTACTTCCTCTAAGCATATACGAATGGACAGGGGTGGTTATACTAAAGGATAGAACTATACGAATGGGTAGGTGATGTATATACTTTAGGATCTACAGCTACCCAAAAGGATAGAAAGCATATTCAAAAGATTAGGTGGGTGGCGTCTATATATAATGTATTGTCCAAAGGTGTGCTTCACTAGTACGAACGGATATGTGATCACAAATTGGTATAGCTTTGGTATATACTAATGGATAGGGGCAATGTCTTATTGTATATATACACTAGTAATAACAGGTAGTTAGCTAGTAATAAAGAGTATGTCGGCTATACGAAGGGATAGGAAGGCTATACTTAGGGGGGGCATGAGCCATACGGGGGTATAGGGTTACGTATACACCCATTATGACAGAGATGAGGAAATTCAAGTCGTTAACCACAACAGTAATTACCCATGTTTTCCCATATAATCCCTACTATTATCAAATAAAATAGAATAATAGGCTACTTCTGTTAAAGAAACTGTAGGAGGGGCTACAGTAACTTAACTTCTGTAGGCTACCGGGTGTCATAAAAGTTCTTTTACCCTATTCCTGGAGCTTCTTAGGGAGTCTCAGGAGTATTTCTACCTGTTATCCTAAATTTAAGGGGCGCCTTTTGTATATCTTCTATAAAAATTACAAATAATAAAAATAAATACTTGACAGAAGGGGGTACTTTAGTATAACATAAGTATATACTTAAGTATCCTTAAGGATTTTATTATTCTTTTATATTATTATTAATACTTAAGAGTACTTGAGTAGTACTTAAGTACTATAGCACTTTGTCACTTTAAAGATGTACAAATTTTTTTGTCGTCCCCTTTGAAAAGGGTTGACTTTATGATTACTATGGAGTATAACTAGCATGTCTAAACCAAAAATGTATTCTTCAGACAGAGTTCTGGAAGAATTTTACAGTGCACTAGCAAGTGAAGACGAAGGAAGACTTCGTAGAGTGCACATACCAAGATCAGATGTATTTTACGTAAGAGAAAAAATATATCAGGACACAGGCATCAAGTATACTTTAGATCGTGTAGAGAGAGCTATGTATCTGGAAGGAATGCTTGAGGCCCGTGATGTATTTGAACCTCATAGAAAGAGAAATTATGGCTCACACGATAATTGATGACTATAAGATATTCCCAAGACTGATGATGTTAGTAGTAACTGTTCTAACTTATCAGTCAGTACATTGGTATATGTCTTTACCTGATCCTACTACTGGACAGGCTGGACTTGTATCAGTGTGTATGGGTGCACTAACAGGTTGCTTCGGGATTTGGATGAACAAAGAAGCTAAAACAGACAGAGGTACTAAACAATGAAAACTTTAACACTAGCAGCAGCACTAACATTAGCTGCAACTACAGCCACTTCAGCAGATCTTTTTGGAGGACTGTCTGTAGATACAGAGACTCATGTCAGTTACACAACTGGTACTGAAACATGGGCAGCAAACTTTACTCCTTCTGTAGGTTGGGGTATGTATGGTCTTGATATGAGTGTAGCTACTACTGTAGACCTCATGGGACTGGACGAAGATGAGATCTTTAACGGATTAGATTTTAAAGCGGAGTATGAACTCCTAAGTACAGGCATTATGACCTACGGCAAAGTATCTTCAGATGCAGACTTTAACTTTGGTAATGTAACTGTTGGTGCTAAACTTTCTTTTTAAGGAGTAAAGCAAATGATACAGGCATTAGTAGGACCGATAACTAGTTTAGTAGGAACTTGGCTCAATGGTAAAGTTGAAACAAAGGCTGCAGAAACTAAAGCAAAGGTTGCCAAAGCTGAAGCTGAAGCACAGATTATGCTCAGTCGTGCTACAAGTGAAGCTGACTGGGAAAAGATTATGGCACAAGGTAGCCAGAACTCTTGGAAAGACGAGTGGCTAACCATTCTGTTTTCTATTCCGTTGATCCTAGTCTTCGTTGGAGATTGGGGTAGAGATATTGTAGCCAGTGGTTTTGTAGCGTTGGAGACAATGCCTGACTGGTATCAGTATACCTTGGGTGTAATTGTAGCTGCCTCCTTTGGAGTACGTTCAGCTACCAAGTTTTTTGGAAAGAAATAAGATGTCGTTTAAACTAAGTGCAAGAAGTATTCGTAAACTTGAAGGTGTAGAGAAAGACCTAGTAGCAGTTGTTATGGATGCTATTACATTGACTAAGGTAGACTTTGGAGTTACCTTTGGCCTACGTACTTTAGAAGAACAGAAGAAGTTGTATGAGTCTGGTAGATCACAGACTATGAAAAGTAAACACCTAGATGGTCGTGCTGTAGACCTAGTTGCATACTTTGGTTCAGACATTTCGTGGGAACTAAATGTATATGATGATATCTGTGATGCAATGGCTGAAGCAGCTAGACGTAACAGTGTAGCAATCAAGTGGGGTGCAGCTTGGTCTGAGGGAGACATTCGTATGTATCAGGGTACAGCAGAAGATGCCATGAATGCATATGTAGATCTTCGTCGTTCCCAAGGTCGTAGACCCTTTATTGATGCTCCACACTTTGAAATGATTTGACGGGATAAACTTTTCTATAGTAGTTTATAATAGAAGGTGGGGGTAAACAGAGAACCGTCCTTGTTCCCCCTACAGATTGGACCTGACATGGCAATGACTCAAGCAGAGAAACGTAAGGCAGCAGTAAAGCGTGCTCGTGTTTCTGGAATAAACAAACCTAAGCGTACTCCTGACCACCCTAAGAAATCTCATATTGTTGTTACAACAAAACCAAATGGAGACCCTCTTACTATACGGTTTGGTGAAAAGGGTGCATCTACTGCAGGTAAACCTAAAACTGGTGAGTCTGATAAAATGAAAAAGAAGCGTGCAAGTTTTAAAGCTCGTCATAGCAAAAATATTAAGAAGGGTAAAACCTCTGCAGCTTATTGGGCGAATAAAGTAAAATGGTAAGTCTGATATCCCACTTTCCTTTACCTGCTATGCCTTTTGATACGCATACAAATATAGTTTTTGAATCTGGTAAGAGTGAACTAGTAAAAGAAACGGCAGCAGCCGTAGACAGAAAGGCAGATAAGTACAGATATGAAAGTGCTTATGCCTATCATCCTTATAATAAACAACAACCAAGACAAGGTGAAACTGTAGACTTTGTTGTAGCATAGGAAAAATCAATGAAAAAGAAAATGGGATATAACAAAAGCGGCATGGCTAAATGCGGTGCTTCATATAAAGGGTAAAACAAATGGCTATGTCACTACGTTCATATTTAAATAAGAAACTAAAAGAAAAGGGCATGACTGTTGCCCAAGCTAAAAAGAATGCAGGTAAATACAAAAGTATTGCTGCAGCTAAAAAAGCAGGAGCACTTTACTACACAGATAAGAACGGTAAAGTAATGGCTGCTGTATATGCAGAAGATCTTAAGACTTCTTCTCTTCGTCCAAAGGCACGACCAGAACCTAAAGTAGCAAAAACTGCTGCCCAACCTAAAGTAACAACTAGCACACTTAGTGATACTAAAGGTGGTCGAGGTGATGGTACAGTAGAGATGATTAAACGTAGGCTAGATCCAAAGTCTCCACAAAACAAAGCTAAAACTAAAACAAGTAGTAAGTCAAAAGCTACCAGTTTGCCTAAACCTCGTGCTACAGAGATAAGACTAAGTACTAAAAATTTAGCTAAGTTTAATAAAGATCCTGATTCTTTAACTGCTAAAGAAAAGTCTCGCCTAAAGAAAACACTAAGACGTGCAGGAATTAAAATACCTAAAGGTTTATAATTGCATAACGGGGTTGCAATATTATCTGTAGTATGTTATAACTAAATATGTAAAACTATCTCCATAAAGGCAGGAATGCCTAAACATAAAGGAGATAGAAAATGTTTAAACGATTTGTAAAAGCAATCCAAAAAAGCCAAGAACGTAAAGTAGCCCTCTGGCAACTGCAGAATATGTCAGATAGACAACTACGTGATATAGGAGTATCTCGTGCCGAAATCGAAAACAAAGTCTACAGTTAATGCGGCAGGAAATTATACTAAGTCTGCTATGCGTAAGCGTCTTGTCTCATCCATTAAAGCTGGCGGCAAAGGTGGAAAACCTGGACAGTGGTCGGCTCGTAAAGCACAAATGGTCGCAAAGCAGTATAAAGCAAAAGGTGGAGGGTATAAATAAATGAAGGTTGATGCCCCAAAAGGATATCACTGGATGAAACAACCTAAGGGTGGATTCAAACTTATGAAACATAAAGGTAAGTTTGTTCCACACAAAGGTGCAAGTTTAAAAGTAGATTTTCCAATACAAAAGGTACACAGTGATGGCCCTAGCAAAAAGTCAAAAAAGTCTTAAGTCTTGGACTAAACAAAAATGGCGAACTAAAAGTGGAAAGCCTAGTGCTAAAACTGGTGAACGCTATTTACCTGATAAGGCTATTAAGTCTCTTAGCAGCAGTGAGTATGCCTCTACAACCAGAGCTAAACGAAAAGGCACGAAGGCAGGTAAGCAGCATGTGGCTCAGCCTAAAAACATTGCAAAGAAAACCAAACCCTTTAGAGCCGCTAAGGGTGGAGTGGTAAAAAGGAAAAAGAAATAATGTTCACTGACTATAAAGAAGTTTTAGAAAAATCTCACTACTCAGTAACTGAAAATACAGTTTATAGTCCACAAGGTCAGCCTATTGCAGGTGTAGACGCTTATGGTCAAGTGTGGTACAAAGACCTTTTTGTAGAAGAGGTTTGTAAACAAAAGGTAGAAGTAGTTCGTGCCAGAGATTCTAAAGGTCACTATATAGCAGATGATCCTAACACACCTGAAAACGAAGCTTGGACTACAAAAAAGAAGAAAAAGAAATGAGTCGTAATCTTACAGGAAAACAACAAAAGTTTTTAGATGTGCTCTTTGAGGAAGCTCAGGGCAACCCAGTTAAAGCAATTAAGCTTGCTGGATATGCTGAGGGTACATCTTCTACCACAGTTATGAATACTCTAATTGATGAAGTTGCAGATCTGACTAAACGTTTTATTGCAACTCGTGGACCACAAGCAGCTTGGTCTATGATGGAGATTATGAGTAATCCTACTAACCTTGGTAATAAAGAAAAGATGGCTGCTGCAAAAGATTTTCTTGATCGAGCTGGTTTTGCTAAGACTGAAAAGGTTGAAGTTAAATCAGAAAGTCCTTTGTTCATTTTGCCACCAAAGACGAATGAAGACGAGTAAAGTCTGGAAGCTCCCTGCCCCTGAAGTAGTTGGGGGAGAAAAGGTTTGGCATCCTGTAGTTAGGGTAGGCAGAACAATTCCATTTGGGTACGAAGAAGACCCTAACGATCCTGATATACTTTTACCTGTAGAGGAAGAGCTTGAGCTTTATGAACAAGCTAAAAAGTTTCTTAAACAGTATAGTTACCGTGATGTAGCTAACTGGTTAAGTAATGAATCTGGTAGGTACTTATCCCACGTAGGATTATATAAGAGAGTTAAACTTGAGCACAAACGTAAGAAAGAAGCTTCAAACCAGCGCTACCTTGCCCAGCGATACAAAGAGGCGCTCGAAAAAGCGGAAAAGCTTGAAGCCCAAATCAGAAGTGGTATCGGCGCAACCGAAGCCTCCCCCAATTGATGTAGAGCAGGCTCAAAGAGAAATAATCTTTCAGCCTAACTCTGGTCCACAGACAGATTTTTTATCTGCTACAGAACAGGAAGTGTTGTATGGAGGATCTGCTGGTGGTGGTAAATCATATGCAATGGTTGCTGACCCAGTACGATACCTGAATAACCCACAAGCAAGAATGCTGCTTGTACGGAGAAGCACAGAAGAATTACGTGAACTTATTTCAGTTTCAAAAGAGTTGTACCCAAAAGCAATTCCTGGAATTAAGTTTATGGAACGAGACAAAACTTGGGTAGCTCCCTCAGGTGCAACACTGTGGATGTCTTACCTTGACCGTGATGATGATGTTATGCGTTACCAAGGTCAGGCCTTTAACTGGATTGGATTTGACGAACTTACTCAGTGGCCTACTCCCTATCCGTGGAACTATATGCGTTCACGTTTGAGAAGTACTTCAGCTAGTGGACTACCTTTGTATATGAGGGCTACAAGCAACCCAGGAGGACCAGGACACGCTTGGGTTAAGAAGACCTTTATTGATCCTGGATCGCATAATAAACCTTTTTGGGCTACGGATATAGAAAGTGGAAACGTTATTGCTTGGCCGAAAGGTCATAGTAGAGAGGGTGAGCCTCTGTTCAAAAGAAAATTTATACCAGCCACCCTCTTTGATAATCCCTACTTGGCAGAAGATGGCATGTATGAAGCCAACCTTTTGTCGTTACCTGAACACCAACGTAGGCAATTGCTTGAAGGTGATTGGGATATAAATGAAGGAGCTGCATTTCCTGAGTTTAACCGTAACATACATGTTATAGAACCCTACGACATACCAAACAGTTGGGTAAAATTTAGAGCTTGCGATTATGGTTATGGTTCTCATACAGGGGTAATGTGGTTTACCGTAACTCCCTCTGAACAAGTTGTTGTGTACAGAGAGTTATATGTATCTAAGGTCACTGCTGATAACTTAGCAGATATGATTTTAGAAATAGAAGATGGGGAGAAAATGCGGTATGGAGTTTTGGACTCTTCTCTTTGGCATAATCGTGGTGATACTGGCCCTAGCCTTGCTGAACAAATGATTATGAAAGGTTGTAGATGGAGACCCTCAGACCGTTCAAGAGGATCTAGAATTGCAGGTAAGAATGAAATTCATAGAAGACTACAAGTGGATGAGTTTACAGAAGAACCAAGACTGGTATTTTTTAATAATTGCCACAATACCATATCTCAGCTACCTGCCATACCTTTGGATAAAAATAACCCAGAAGATGTAGACACAAATGCAGAAGACCACTTGTATGATGCATTACGTTATGGTATAATGACTAGACCACGCAGTAGTTTATTTGACTTTGACCCCAATGTAACTCGTACAGGATTTCAAGTTTCAGACTCAACGTTTGGCTATTAAGGATAAAATATGGAAGAAGAATTTGAAGATATGATTATGGATATGGAGGATTCAACCTCTATTGAAGATATGAAAGCAGAAGAACTTTCTGATCCAAAAGCTGGACAAATTGTTAGTTTTGTACAAGAAAAATACTCTAGGGCTGAAACTGCTAGAGAAACAGAAGAACAGCGTTGGATTCAAGCTTATAGAAATTACCGTGGTATATATGGCCCTGATGTACAGTTTACATCTACCGAAAAATCTCAAGTCTTTGTAAAAGTAACTAAAACAAAAGTACTTGCTGCGTATGGACAAATTGCAGAAGTTTTATTTGGTGGCAACAAGTTCCCTATCAGTATTGATCCAACTGTACTTCCAGATGGGGTTGAAGAGACAGTAAACTTTGAAACCAATCCAGATCAAGTTAAAGCTGAACAAGGATTACCTGATCTACTTCCTGGAGAAACTTACCAAGATTTTCAAGAACGTTTAGCAGGAATACAAAAAGATCTTCAACCTGTAATAGACAAAGTAGAATCTGGACCTGCTAAGACTCCTACCTCTCCACAGTTTTTTCCTGCAGAAGTTGCAGCTAAAAAGATGGAGAAGAAAATCCATGACCAGTTAGAAGAGTCTCACGCAAAGAAACACCTACGAGCAGCAGCTTTTGAATCAGCTTTGTTTGGTACTGGTATTATGAAAGGTCCATTTGCTGTAGACAAAGAGTATGCAAACTGGGATGAAGAAGGAAACTATTCTCCTACTTTTAAAACTATTCCCCAAACTACAAGTGTTTCTATCTGGAACTTCTACCCTGATCCAGATGCAGCAACAATGGAAGAAGCTGAGTATGTTGTAGAGCGCCACAAGATGTCACGTTCTCAACTACGAGCACTTAAGAACCGTCCATACTTCCGTAAGAATGCCCTAGACAATGCACTAAGTCTTGGAGAGTCCTACACAAAAGAGTGGTGGGAACAGGCTATGGAAGATGATGCAAATGAATCTAAGTCAGAACGTTTTGAGGTTCTTGAGTTCTGGGGTTTTGTAGATACAGATATCCTAGAGGAACAGGATATTGATATTCCTAAAGAGCTTAAGGGTGCGGAACAACTAAGTGTTAATGTCTGGGTATGTAATGGTCAAGTACTACGTTTGGTAATGAATCCTTTCACTCCTGCTTACATTCCGTATTTTGCCGCCCCTTATGAGATGAATCCTTACAGTGTGTTTGGTGTAGGTATTGCAGAGAATATGGATGATACCCAAACTCTTATGAATGGGTTTATGCGTATGGCAGTAGATAACGCAGCACTATCAGGAAACTTACTTATTGAAGTAGATGAAACTAATCTAGTTCCTGGCCAAGACTTGTCCGTGTACCCTGGAAAAGTGTTTCGCAGACAGGGGGGAGCACCTGGACAGGCAATCTTCGGCACAAAGTTTCCTAATGTAAGTTCAGAAAACATGATGATGTTTGATAAATCAAGGGTATTAGCAGATGAGAGTACAGGATTTCCTTCGTTCGCACATGGGCAAACTGGAGTATCAGGAGTGGGAAGGACTGCTTCTGGCATCAGTATGCTTATGTCTGCAGCTAACGGCAGTATACGAAATGTTGTCAAGAACATAGATGACTACTTGCTTGCACCACTAGGTAAAGCTTTCTTTAACTTTAATATGCAGTTTGACTTTGACCAAGAGATTAAAGGTGATCTAGAAATTAAAGCTCGTGGTACTGAAAGCTTGATGGCTAATGAAGTACGTAGCCAACGACTAATGCAATTCCTGCAAGTTGTACAAAATCCAGCACTAGCACCATTTGCTCGTATGGATTACATTGTACGTGAGATTGCTAAGTCTATGGATCTTGATCCTGATAAAGTTGGAAACAATATGGCACAAGCAGCAGTACAAGCTGAGATCCTAAAAGAGTTCCAAGCACAGAACCCACCACAACCAGAACCAGGAGTTCCACCACAGGCTGGTCCTCAGGGCGCTCCTGCTGGTGCACAGGTGCAGGATACCTCTGGAGCAGGGGGTGGGACTATAGGAACTGGTACAGCGCCTCAGCCAGGAGAACAGGGCTTCTCAGGTAATACTGGCCCACAACAGGTACAATGAAACTGGTCGTGAATAATACTTTAAAACCTTTTGTAAATAACCCTGAGCTATATAACCCTTTTCTAGAAGAAGTTGATGAAAGGATTATGTTTGCTCAGATAGCTCTTGAACAGTCTAGAGAACCAGATGAGTTGTTTAGATTACAGGGTGAGATACGTGCACTCAGGTCACTATTAAGATTGAGAGATAAAATTAATGGCAGCTCCTGATACATCCCTAAGACCTAAAGCTAGGCCTGAGTCTCAGACAGAGCGTATGCTCAAACCTAAGACTATAACTCAAGTTAAGAAAGACTTGCAGCAAAAACAACTTGTAGCAGATTTTGGAGATGTTGAATTTAGAGCCGATTTAGAGCCACAATTTTCTTGGAATCCTCTAGCTAGGCTAGGGTACGATCCGAAGAAAGCTAAAGTCTTACCCTCTAACCTTCTCGAACCTAACAATGCGTATGCAATTCCTGATAGTTCAACTGCAGAACGTATTACAAATGCATCAGAATTTAAAAGAAGTGACCCTTTAGAGGTTGAAAGAATTAATCCAGGAGATGTAGTTACTAAAGGTCCAACTGCAGTTTCTCCTGTCTGGTCTCACGAATTTACTCATAAAGGTATTGAAAGGTTAAAAGAATACTTAGATGAAGATCCAGAATTTTTTAAAGGGAAGTATGGAGAAAAAACTTTTAATTTAATTAATAAAATTTCTAAAGGGGGTAAAGAAGCAAAGGATGGTAATGAACGGGTCACTGAATTTTTTGATTACTTAGAAGACACTATTAATGTTCCTGGATATACTGTTTCAAAAAAACAAATAGACAAAAGTTTAGAAATTCCTGATATTAAACCAGAAACACAAAGGCTTTTAAGAGAGAAAGATTTTAATAAGGATGGTCAGATTTCTGCTATGGAATTTGGACAGGATACTTTTTTTGCTAATTCTAATCAAAGTACGAATAGAAAAGATTTTCAAAACTACCTTAAGTTCCCTGATAATAAGTCCTACAAAAGATACATAAAAAGTTTATATCCAGGTCTTGTGGGAGCTGTACAGGCAGCACAAGATTTACTTGAAGCTCAAGGAGAAGTGCCAAAGGTTAAGAAAAAAACTTTAAGTTTTTGGGAAAAGGTAGCAAAACATTTTGGATATAGTAGATTAGGTTTTAACGAAGGTGGAGATGTAATAGGCCCAAAGTCTGAGCTAGAGAGACAGCGAGAAGTAAATATAGCTGAACAGATGGCTACTCTTCCTAAGAAAAAAGATGAGTACAAACCATCTGTAGATCCTCAGAAAGAAGAGATTATAAAAAAGTATAATCTAGACGGTGCTAGGTCTGGTTGGCAAGTTGGTCCTACCGCATTTCATACTATTTATAAAAACCTCCCAACTAACTTTAGACTTCTTACAGAGTTTATCCTTGGTAAAGATACACCTATCACTATGGCAGATTTTACTAAAGATGAACTAGTTTCAATGATAGCTCTTTCAGAGAATCAAGAAAAAAATAAACTTAACCTTAAAAACAGAAAGTTAAAAAATCAACCTGAAAATGTAACAACAGTTACTACTTATAAACTTAAACCTACTGATAGGTATCCTGATTGGGTTGAAAGTAATCCATACTTTAGAGCTATGGCACACAGTCTTTTTAGCCCTGAATACCAAGTACGTACAACTTTAGGTAAGTATGATACAGAAGATACTCCTTCAAGTCTCATAGTAAAAGATGCATACGATATGAATATTGGACAAAGGAGCTTACCTAAACTTGGTAATCGTAAAGATTTAACAGAAGTGTTAGACTACATGCGAATTGATCCTGAAATGGCAGGAGAGTTTATAGCAAATGTTTTTAGACCTAACCCACAAGATTCAAGAAAGATTGACTTAGTAATACCAAAAAGAAAAAAGGTTGAAAATTTTAACGAAGGTGGTGATGTATCAGCTCAAATGCAATCTATGATGATACCTTCTGCAGATGAGGACACTCGTTCTACGGAAGAATACTTACAGCACCCTTTAGAGACTGTTCCTTTCTTTCAAAGACCTATAGGATCTAGCACAAAAGATTTAAAAATTGGTGAAGATGATGCAGGTAATCCAGTTTTCCAAACTTCTATGGGAAATGAGTATACAGTAAAACTAAATCCTGATCAAAGAACTTTAAGAAAAAAAGTATCTGATGCAATACCTGCAGTCAAAGAAGCTGTAACAGATTACATAGAAGATCCTAAACTTCCTACCAAAGAACAGCTATCAGAGTTTGCTAAACAGGCAGGGCAATCTGCAGTAGAATCTGTAGAAGATCTTGGGGATCTTATGTTTAAGGGAGAGGGTACTACTGGAGATGTTTTCGGTGCAGCTTTAAGTGTTGGTGCTGCATCTGTACCCTTTGATGTACCTAAAGGTGCATTAAGAATATTTGGTGGGGTTAATGCAGAAGGTACTGCAAAAGATAAAAATCTTAAAAAAGCAATAAAACTTTTAAAAAAGTCTGGTGTAGATCCTACGTCTGGTCCGTCAAATGCACGACCAGTTTATAAAGAATTGGATATTTACGAGGTAAATAAAGATATTTGGGAGAAAACTGGTTGGTACGTAGATCCAACGGACGGACAGTGGCGTTTTGAAATAGACGATAGTAAATCTAACTTAAAAGATTTTAAATCTGTTTTTAAAACTAATAAAAATCCTGATGATCCTGCTGATGATCCTAACTTATCGTCCAGTTTTTTTGAAGAGTTGGGTAAAGTTGCCCGTAGTAGAGAGGATGGAGTATACAATAAACTCGGTAATGTTTTAGAACACGAGGAGTTTTTTAAAAGATATCCAGATCTAAAAGATGTTGATGTTATTTTTTATAGTGACCCCAGTCAAAGAAATCTTTTAGGGTCTGCTAGTGAAGACGAAATTTTTGTAAATGTTTCTGCATATAGAGACTATGAAAATATTAAAAGCACTCTTCTTCACGAAATACAGCATATAATTCAGGCCGAAGAAGATTTTGTTCCTGGTGCAAGTTCAAAATATATTCCAAATTTTTTAACTGAAAACAAATCAAGAGAAATTAAAACTAAAATAGACCCTTTAAAAGTACAAGAAAGAAAACTGCAAGCAGAGTTAGATCTTTTAATTCCACACAGAAAAAATACACGTGAGAAATATGCTAACAACCCTTTAAAAAATTTATCCGAATCTGATCAAATTGCAATTTATAAATTAAAACCTATTAATAGAGAAACAGGTATTCATGAAGGACCGTCTTGGGCTTCTATTGCAAGAGACTACGATGTTACAGTCCAAGAGGTAAAAACTGCGTATGGAAGAGAACAGCTCTTAGAAAAGATTGATAAAGACATTATTAAATATAATGCAAATCTTAATAAAATTATAAACGATTTGTATGAATTAGAGCTAGAAGATTTTAGGATTGATACAAATTTTTATCGTGGTGCAGGGGGAGAAATAGAAGCTAGGCTTGTCCAATATAGGAAAAATCTTCCTCCAGAAGAAAGAGGAAAAAGTTTTCCCATTGACGACCGTCTTACTATGCTTCAAGGAGAAGGTGGTAAGTTTGAGTATACAGGTAAGCACGGTGTAGATCCTCATCAATATACACCCAAACCTAGAAATGAACCTGAAAAAGAAAAAAGTTTTTTAAGTAAAGTAGGAAAGAAATTAGGTCTTTCTGAGTCAAGAGAAAACCTTAAAGACTATGGATATCGAACAGACAATCCAGCGACTAAGGGCTATGATGATGGAGAAGAGTGGCTAAAAAACAAACAAAAAACTGCAGAAGACAGAGCTAAAAAATCTTCTGGAGAAAATGCTACCAGTAAACTTTTAAGCGGGGCTATAACTGGGTATATGGGCCAAGATTTTAAAAGGCCTTTATTTTTAAATACAGAAATGTTATCTAAACTTAAAGGTGCTAACAATGAAAAAAGATATGTGGGTGAAGGTAGGTATGACCTATTAAGAAAAAGAGTTGATGAAAAGGGATTTGATCCAGAACAAAAATATGATTCCAAAGATGATTATGGAAATGCCATAATAGTTGGTGTAAATCATAAGGGTGAGGCTTTTATTGTAGAAGGTAATACTAGGGTAGCTGTAGCTAAAGATTTAAATGTACCTAGTATAAGAGCTGAAGTAAAATACTATAACGGTGCTGAAGAAGTAGATGGACCTTATTCTCCACAAAACATTATACAATACATAGAAAAACCTAAAGACTTTAACAAAGGTGGAACAGTTATGAATAAACAAATGGAAATGGCTTTTATGCAACAAGGTGGATTGCAAGATGACGGGATGAACCAAGACCCTGTATCTGGTAATGAAGTACCCTCTGGGTCGATGGCTTCAGAAGTACGAGATGATATCTCTGCTCAGTTGTCTGAAGGTGAGTATGTTGTACCTGCTGATGTTGTTCGTTACTTTGGGGTAAAACACTTTGAAGATCTTAGGAATAAAGCCAAAGGTGGTCTAAATAAAATGGAAGCTGATGGTCGTATTGGTGGAGAACCCGTACCTGTTGGTGGACCTAAAGCAGGTCTACGACCAGACGAGATGCAAGAAATACAAAATATGTTTGAGGGTGGTATGGTAGCTGGAGCTGCAGAAGGGGCAGACTTTAGTTTCTATAATCCTACAGGGTCAACTGTAGAAGAAGCTGTAACTACTCCTGGACCTGCAGGTAGACCTATGTACAGTGGAGAGTTTAGCTTTGAACAACCTGGAGCTGGTTTAGCTACACCACCACCAGTTTCTGGAACTCCAGCACCAGAACAACAAGCTGTAACTTTGTATGGACCAAATGGTGAAATTATAAACCTAATGCTTCCTAAAGATCAAGTTATGTATGATCAACTTATTGCTCAGGGTTACGGAGTCACAGCACCTCAAACGGTTAAAAGTGAAAGCGGCTCTAAAAAAGATGATGATGAAGTGCAAGCTGATCCAAATGCTTGGATGGATAAGTATGACTACACTAACTCAGGTGTACTAATGCAACAAAGTCTTAATGCTCTTGATCCTAAAGAAGGGATTGAAGGTATGGTAGGTAAGGTCTTTGGAGGAGGTGTTTTTGGACAATTAAGTAGTGCTTCTAATGCTGCTCAGATTGCTGCAAACATAAGACTACTAAACTCTCAGGGCGTAGATACAAAAGAGCTACAGGAAAAACTTGATACCTACATAAAGACTAATAATATTGGTTGGATGCCTAAGTCTTGGATTGATGGAGATCAACTTGAAGGTGATGTAAAAGATCAAATAGGTGGTGATTTATTTAAACATGGTGATAAAGCTTATACAGCACCTGAAACTAAAACAATTATGCAAGAAGCAGCAAAAGATACTGTAAAAGAACGCACTAAAACAAAAGAAGTTGTTGATCCTGATACAGGAGAAACCAAGACTGTAATTACAAGTGGAACTGTGTATAAACCAGAAGGTATAGATGTAGCTCTTGTACCTCCACCAAACAAGGAAAAGAAAAAGAGTGAGCCTAGTTTTCATGACCAATATACGGCAGCAGTAAAAAAATCCAGAGAAAAATCTGAAGCGTCTAGACAAGCAATGCAACGTGCTCAAGACAAAGGTGGGTCTTCTAAAAATGTTGCAGATTTAAAAAAGAAGTATGAAGATGAAGGCGGCACTTGGGCTTCAGGAGGTAGAGCTAGAGGCGGCTTGATGAAAAAGAAAAAGGGTAAAAAATAAAACTGGGTTAATACCCTATACTAGGAACGATAAGGCTACTCGGCTACGGCTGACCCCAACATAAAGGAGATAGGATATGCCTGAACTAACAGAAATGGAAACACCAAAGACTGCAGGATTTGTTGAACGTGGATCAAACTACATGAAGCGTAAACAAGAAATGAAAGATGAAGAAGAGGAGATCAAACGTCTTGAAGCTGAACAGCGAGGAGAGTCTGAATCAGAAGAAGAAACAACTGAAGAAGAAACTACCGAAGCGAAAGAGGCCGATACAAAAGATAAAGAAGAGACGTTATCTCCAGAAGAAAAGTCTTTTAAAAAACGCTATGGTGATCTAAGACGACACATGCAGCAGAAGGAAAAAGAGTGGGATGTTAAATTAACAAACCTACAAAAGGCTTCTGAAAAAGCAGGTATTATACCACCTAAGTCTGACGAGGACATAGAAGAGTGGGCTAAGGAGTATCCTGATGTAGCTGGTATTGTAGAAACAATTGCAGCTAAGAAAGCCCAAGAAATGTTTGAAAGAGCCAACACTCGTATTAAAGAACTTGATGAGGCTCAATCAGAAGCTAATCGAGTAAAGGCAGAAAATGAAATACGTAAAACTCATTCAGACTTTGACGAGCTACGAGATTCCGATGGATTCCATGATTGGGCTGATGAACAACCTAAGTGGGTACGTGACGCTCTATATGAAAATTCTGATGATCCAGCCTCAGTGGTACGTATAATTGACCTATATAAAGCAGACAAAGGTCTTACCACTAAGGATAAGAAAGCTAAAACAAAAGAAGCAGCTAAGACAGTTACTAAACGTAGTAGGACGGAAGTAGATGTAGCTGATGCTAACGACATGATTCGGGAATCAGATGTTGCAAAAATGTCTGACAAAGAGTTTGAAGAACGTTCAGATGATATTAATACAGCAATGCGCAGTGGAAAATTCATCTATGACGTGTCTGGTTCTGCCAGATAACTGTTGACAAACAAAATTTCAACAGTATAACTAGGGACATAAAACAAAAGCCTCATTCTGACTACCTTTTGTTTTAACCCAAATTCCAATAAAGTCTAAACTAGAAGAACTACCTGTTTAAGTATAGGCCCATGTATGCATAGGTTGGCCAACCTTAAGTACATGCACCCTAGAAAAACAACAGCCTCTTATTGGTATTAGCTTTTAACAAAGCCAACTATCAGGAGGATTTATCATGGCTTTTACAACAGCAAGTGGACACGGTAACTTACCTAACGGTAATTTTAGTTCCGTAATCTACTCCAAAAAAGTACAGCTTGCATTCCGCAAGAGCACTGTATGTGGTGACATCACCAACTCAGATTATTTTGGCGAGATCTCTGCTCAAGGCGATACCGTTAAAATCATCAAAGAACCTGAAATTTCCGTAAGCTCATATGCCCGTGGTACTCAGGTTTCAGCACAAGATCTTGATGACGAAGATTTTTCATTGGTCGTAGACAAAGCTAACTACTTTGCCTTTAAGATTGATGATATCGAAGAAGCTCACTCACATGTGAACTTTATGGATCTTGCAACTAATCGTGCAGCTTATCGTTTGGCTGATCAGCATGACCAAGAAGTTCTTGGCTATCTATCAGGTTTCAAACAATCAGCTTTGCACTCACAGGCAGATACAGCTAATGATGTTGTAAACGGTTCTAAAGCTGTTTCAACTGCTGGTTCAAATGAATTGCTTTCAAGCATGCAATTGAAAAAGTCTGACTTTGGCAACATTACAACTAGCTCTGCTGGAGATCACTCGATCCCACTAGCAGCTCGTTTGCCAGGTGCTACTGCACTTCCAACTGCTACAGCTTCACCAGCAATGGTTGTTGCTCGTATGGCTCGTTTGCTTGACCAACAACAAGTAGACAAAGCTGGACGGTGGATTGTAGTTGACCCAGTATTCATGGAACTCCTTGCAGATGAAGATTCACGTTTCTTCAATGCAGACTTCGGTGAATCCGGTGGACTACGTAATGGTCTTGCAGTGAATAATTTCCACGGCTTCCGTGTTTATTCTTCAAGCAATTTGCCGGCAATTGGTACAGGTCCAGGTACAACTGGTTCTGCAAACCAAAATGCTAACTATGGCATGATTGTTGCTGGACATGATTCTGCTGTTGCAACTGCAGAGCAAATCAACAAGACTGAAACTTATCGTGACCCTGACAGCTTTGCTGACATTGTTCGTGGTATGCATCTATATGGCCGCAAGATTCTTCGCCCAGAAGCTCTTGTTAACGCCAAATATAACGCAGCGTAAGGAGGGTATATATTATGGCACTAGGTGATAACACACTCCAAGCGGCACGGGGAAATCAAAACCCTGGTCGTAACCCGTACATGGTCCAAACTGTATTGAATTGGGCTACAGCTTTGTCAGACAAAGGTTCTGCTCTTGCAGCTTCCGATGTTGTTCCTGTCATTGCTGTACCTAAAGGTACTATGGTCATGAACGCAGGTATCGAAGTTGACACTGCATCTGATGGTTCTACTTTTACAGTAGACTTGGGTATGGTTGATGCTGATGCCTTTGTTGATGGTTTTGATGCTACATCTGCAGCAGCAGTAGTCGCACAGAATCCTGCAGCATATCAGCCCGTAATGGCTGTTGCTAATGACAACATTGATGTAACAATTGCTACCCTTTCAGGTGGTGCTGTTACTTCAGGTAAGTTCCGTGTATGGGCTGTTCTTATGGACTGCTCTGACATGGGTAATGACGGTGTTGCTAATGAAGTAGATCGTGATCTGCTTGCATAACTAACTTTGGGGGCTGCTTTCGGGTGGCCCCTTATAACTATGAGGGTTTAAAATGTATAAGACTAAAAAATATGCTTTGGGTGGTATGGTTACACCAGAACAAGAACAAAGTAAATATCGTCCATCAGCCAGTCGTGCACCTCAAGGTATGATGTCCTCTAGAGGAACTACTTCAGCTATGGGACTATACGATGGTGGAGTTGTAACAAAAAAGAATTACGCTAACCCTGTAAAAATTGTAGATAATCTAAAAAAGAAAAAGTAAATGGCTGGTATTAATTTTAGGACAGATAGTAAATTTGCTGCTGTAACTGGTAATTCTGCTAGTACAGGTGGAAGTCCTAATAATGCTACACTTTTGTTTACTTGTCCTTCTAGCCATGAAGCTGAGATTGTATTTCTTCAAATATCTAATGACCAGACATCTAACTCAAACATAGGCATTCAAGTATACCATGCAGACACCGATACGTACCATACGTTTGTTTTGTCTGAAGCTGTAACAGGGAGTTCTCACACTCAGTTTATTGGGGGTGGACCTCTTTTTTTACATGAAGGTGACAAAGTTTTAGTGTATAGACATACCTCAAGCCACAACTTTAGTGCTACCTTATCGGCACGGCTTTACTTTACTCCTGCTAAAAGGTTGTAACAATGACCACGTTTTTAAATTTAACTAACGAACTCTTGCGTAGAATGAATGAGGTTCAGATTACTGAGTCTGAATTTACTACAGTTAAAAATGTACAAGCCCTTGCTAAGGATGCTATTAATTCTGCTACTAGACAAATGTTGCAAGAGGTCCAAGAGTGGCCTTTTTTATTGACAACAACAACACAAACATTAACTGCAGGTACAGGTACGTATGATTTTCCTGCAGATTATTCTAAAGCGGATTGGGACACCTTTTATATTAGGCAATTAACCTCTGAAAATAATACACCTAAGAAACTAAAACTAATTACCTTTGATCAATATATAACTTATTATAAGTCTTTAGAAGATTTAGGTGGAACATCCTCACGTACTGATCCTAATTGTGTATATATGACACAAGAGGAAAAGTTTGGTGTTCACCCCATTCCAGATGCAGCATATGTAATTGAATACAGATACTTTAAATTCCCTGCTGATTTAACTGCAGCTAGTGACACATCAATTATACCTGAAAGGTTTAAACACATTCTTATTGACGGTGCTATGATGTACATGATGTTGTTTAGATCAAATGAACAAAGTGCATCTATGCATAGTCAAAAGTTTGAGCAGGGAATTAATATGATGCGTAGACTTATTTTAGATCTTCCTGTTAATGTTATATCTACAGTAATTACACGACCTATAAAAAGTGGCCAATTAAACACAGATGTCTGACGCATTACAAACATACGTATCTGTTATGGCAGGTGGTCTTGTAACTAACGTTGACCCTCTCACACAGTCTAACAACTTCTCAGGGAGCGCTATACGTCTTGTGAACATGGAACCAAGTCTTGAGGGTGGTTACAGAAGAATAAGTGGATATGAAAACTCTTATGGCACATTAACAGGTACAGGTAAAGTATTAGGACTTGTAGTAAACGGTGACATAAATCAAGGCGTACTAGGTTGTAGAGCACCATCATCAGGAAATAACTACTTACATTGGTATAATCACTACTACACTGTTGTAGTCACGGACAATCAATCTGCATCTTTTACTGTAGGTGAAACGGTTACTGCTGTAGTTAGTTCAAGTGATGATTCTGCAGTGTCAGCCTCAGGTTCAGTCATATCTAAGACAGCCAATGGTAGTGGCAACTCTATTGTTATAAATTTTGGAAGATTACCTGACAGTGTTTTTTCTGCTAACAATGTAATAACAGGTGGTACATCTTCACATTCTAGTACAGTTGTAGGTACTCCTTCTGTTATAGGTTGGACTGCAGTTACTACAGCAGGTAGCCCCACAATGACAGGGGTTGACTCAGTAAGGTTTGAACGTTATAATTGGACTGAAGAAGTCCTACTACTTACGGACGGTGTAAATCCAGCAGCTAAGTACAATGGTACAACGTATACACAGATTACACATGCTAATGCTCCTACCGACCCTAAGTTTGCTAGTGCTTTTTCTAATCATCTTTGGTTAGCTGGTGATCCTGCAGAACCTTTTAATATTTATTTTTCATCGCCTAATGCAGATACAGACTTTGATCCAGCAAATGGTGCAGGTGTTATTAACATAGGTTTTACTGTAACGCAGTTAAAATCCTTTCGTAATCAACTTTATGTATTTGGACAAAATCAAATTAAACGTATCGTTGGGGATAACTACTCTAACTTTAGTGTAGAAAATGTTACTAATGACTTAGGTTGTGTTGCACCTGATACTGTGGTAGAATTTGGTGGTGACATTATTTTCCTTGGGCCTGATGGTATTAGACCAATATCTGGTACATCACGTATTGGTGACGTTGAACTTGAAACAATCTCTCGTGAAATTCAAAAGACCTTTGAGAACTACACAGCCAATGAGGATGTAACTAAACTAAAGGCACTAGTTCTAAGGAGAAAGTCTCAGTTTAGATTATTCTTTGAGGCTAATACTTCATTATCATTACTAGCAGCTATTCGTAAAAGCCCTACAGCACAGTCTACATTTGAGTATAGTCAGCTTGTAGGTATAGAAGCAACAGCAGTAGCTAGTGGATATATAGGGCAGTTTGAGTTTGTTCTTCATGGAGACACTTCTGGTAAAGTGTACAAACAAGAAGAAGGCAGTTCTTTTGATACAGATAAAATATTTAGTGTGTATCAAACTCCGTATTACTTTATGGGTGATCCAGAAGTCCGAAAAATCTTTTATAAAGTTAAAACTTTTCTTAGGACAGAGGGTGAAGCAGTAATTAATGTAGGTATAGATTTTAACTTTGGTGATTCAGAAATAACCACACCAGAAAACTTTTCACTAACTACAGCAGGTGCAGCTTCCTTTTTTGATAGTGCATCTACAATATATAACACAACAGACATATATGATGGCAACCCATCACCAACACGATCAACTAATATAAGTGGATCAGGAGATGCTATATCAGTGTCTTATGTTACCGACAGCACAAGTCCTAGCCATACAATACAAGCAGTATCTGTTCTGTATGGCACAGGCGACAGGAGATAAAAAGTGGCAGGATATACAAGACAGTCTTCAGCAGACATTGTGGCAACAGCCGTTGTACGAGCTAACCCGTTAAACCTAGAGTTTGACCAAG